TCTAATTTTTCTATACTATCATGAAGTTCCTCGAACTTCCTATCCATTTTAACTTCAGCTATCTCTGCATCAGTTGCTTGTAAGTGTTTGTTCACTGTCATATTGCCCTCGCATTTATTAAATCAATTACAAAGCCTGAAGTATCCTTCTTGGCTTCACCTTTTTCGATAAGTCCTACCACCACTTGAGTTTCATCTAAGAATCTCATGTCGTGCTTGTCACCATCAATTACTTTCAAACCCTTGAACATTTTAGGTAGAGCATCACGAAAGACTACTGCAATGTTGTTCGATACTTTGTCGAACAGAGTAGCATACTTATCATTGGCTTCGGAATAACTCCAAGTCAAATGATAATTAGGTATGTGCTCTACCTTACGTGTTGGGATTTTTGTATAGTCATAAAACTGTATCTGTGGAAACATGGCAAAGATGTTTTCATACCCATCAACCTCGATAGTTTCCCATTGAATATCACTTGTACCATTAAGACGTAAGGCAGGTTTTTTACCAAGCCTATCACATTCCTTCAAGAATTTATTTACGTCTTGTACAAGCTGTCTCATGAACTCCTGTTGGTCGTTTAAGAACAGTAGAGTTTTTCTAATTCTAGCCTTGCGAACATTAGAGAATTTACCCATACCTGCTGTGTCTAAACATGGCTCACTACACTTGGCAATCTTAGCATAGGGACATACAGTTCTCTTACCATCTGCTTCATCATCAGAAGCTAGATAAATTATACGACTAAAGTATTTGTCAGATAGCTTGTTGCTCTTTTCAATCTTGGTGCTACCACTTGATAGCAAATTATATTTAGGCATCTTTGGTCTCCTCTAAAGATATTAACATTTTTGTAATAGACTTTGCAATAAACTCCTCGACATAATCAAAGATTTGTTGCTCGGTAATCTCAGTAGGATTATCACCCGATACAATATCTTCATAGATAATGTCAACAAATTTATGTCCTTGATTGACTGATAGTTTAGCAAGTATTGGAAAGTCTCTCGCACATACTTCAGCTACGATATGATATATAGTTTGCATATTTATCTCCTTTAAAATTAATGGTAGTTTTTTGTGTAGGACTACCAACCTACACCTAATCATATTTTATACTCATACTCTAGGTACTGATGAGTCTTTGTAGTTAGTGCATGGTGGTTTAGTTCTCATTTACTTTTATCCTTAACACGCACTTCAGACATATAAGACCAGTGGGATTTTATAAAGGCTCACTTTCTAACTACAAAGTGTAGTGGTAGTTTTTTCTCCACAGTAAACTACCAAATTCTGCACCTTGTTCTTGAGATACATGGACAGGGATTTTAATCCATGCACTACCTAGATTATTATGACTAGGAATTTATAGACATGGGAGTACCATATCTAATACGATTCCAAAGTCTTCCTAGAAAGGAAGTCTCTGAATAGTATTGAATCTCATCAATGATATCCAAAGTATCTTGAACATCAAGATTAGAAGCAATTTCTAGTATCTGCATCCCTGTATTTGCTTTAGTCACAGGTATCTTTTGAGAAAAATACAAGGCATTACTCTCATGCACTTGATCTTTTTGCTTATAGACTGATACTTTTTCATGGTGAAAAGAATTAAAAGTACGACCTGTGTCAGCACCAAATCTATTCTTTTCTGCTCTTACTCTAACAATATTAGCACCAAAGCTGTGTGCTTGATTCCATATTGCTTGAATCATAGGTGATGCATCTTTAATGCTTTTAGTAGTCTCACTACCATTTCTGCTGTATATCAATTTTGACATATTTACTATCTCCATAGTTTATTAAGGTTAATAAATGTGAAGGCTTCTGCCCTCGATTTGCTTACAAGTCTGCCACAACTCGAAGCCAAAGTCAAGCCCATTATAAATCTAATGAGTCTAACTTAAAGTCTTGTATCTCCTGCTCAATATCTCTTTGAGCATTTAGACTATTTTCTTGCAGTTCAATAGTAGTCTCTATAAAGTCTACTATATCTAAATAGTCTTTTTCTTCATAATTACTTGAAGAAGTAGTTAAAGTATTTTCTAAGCACATAATTTTCTCCTATGTTAAAATTAAATATTTGTTGAACCCCTGAAAAACTTTTAGAAGTGTATCAGTTTTTTTCGGACTTGTCAAGCCCATTATAGTTCTTTTCTTTGTTCTAAAGAATCAACCCATAAAAGTAAGTCTTTTGCTACTTGTTTAGCTTGATCTTTAGTTAAATGAACAGAACTAAATAATTTCTTTAAATACATCTGACCTTTGTCATTTTCATCAGTCTCATATTCAAAAAAGTTTCTTTGATTTATACTGATCATTACACCATGCTCAACTCCACCTGAGAATTGATTTAAGTTTACACCTTCAGCTTTTGTTTCTATTTCTGTAGACATAGTTATCTCCTAAATTAAATTGTTTCAATTACCCAAACAGTTCCCATCTCCATTGTATTATCGTTAAGATAATCAAACTTTGATGCTAACTTTACCCAAGAATTTTTGAAGTTCTTGTATAACAATGCTCTATCCTCTTTGAACGAATAGACTTCTTGATACCTATAACCCTCTGATCTTAGGTATCTTTTTGCTTTCTCCTCACAATTAAAACTAACAATAATTCTATTTTTAGCTTGTTGGACTTGTTCAAATTTATCTTGAGCCAAAGACCTATCAGATTTATTCAATCGTTTTTTTCTATCCATAAATTACTCCTGTAAGTAAATTAAAATTAAATGCAATCGGCAAGAAGCCGAAGCCCTTAAACTTTCTCACAGCGAAGTTCGGAAGTCAAGGGCATTATATAAAGGATTAATATACAAATATTTCAAAACCATATGAACCTATAATGTCCCAATCTAAATTATCTAAACCAAATATTTCTGTTGCCTTGTCTTCACAAAAATATATATCACAATCTTCACTATCATAATAATGAGTATTTATATAATCCCAAATAAGACCACCATCAAACATCACACTAATAATATTAGTATCATTATTAAGATGAATTGAGTAAGTAAAATCTTTAACTTCTACACACCCTTGACATTTTTCTATTGTATTATCAATAAAAGTATTTACATTAGTTTTTAAACTTTGTTCTATTTTTTCTAATTTGTTCATGTTTTTCTCCAATTTGTTTAACATGAGTGTATTATACGCAGAAAAGATAAACAAATGCAACACTTTTTTAAATCTTTTTTACACTATAACCACAGGCTTTTGAATGATAGTACCTACTTACATATTATAAATATTATAAAATTGAACACACGAGATTGTCTAATATAAAAACTAATGATGATGCACATAAATACTATCTATTACTTAAACGCCCTCAACAACCTGCCCAAGCCAAGATATTGACACCACAATATTACTTAATATCTAATAAATATCTATATATTTATCTAGGGCTATGGTTGGGTAGATGTTGTTTCGAAGCGAAACTGTTTAACCTGCCCTTATCTGCATCGCAGATTGTAGCCGAAGGCGATACAGAAGATAGCTACCAAGTCGCTTCGACTTGACCTTCACAATAAGACCTGCGAAGCTGGTCGATTAAAAAATTTACCTAAAAGCTGAAAGCTTTTTGGGCATTAACTCGGGTGGGGTCAAGGGGTTTTGCGAAGCAAAAGGGCTTGAAATTTTTTAAGACCAAAAAAAAGCCTAGCATTTAGCCAGGCTTCTTTTTTTTAAAAGTCTTTTTAGTTGCTCTTGGATGGAGACAAGAAACCTTTTTTAAAAAGTTTCTTTAAGTCTCTTTCAGGAATTTCTTCTAGTAATTCCATGCCAATTGCAACAGCTTCCCTGTATTGGTCATAAGGAAGGTGTCGGTATTTTGCCATTAACTTGAATGACAAAACACTGAAAGCACCAAGATCAATTGATTTGATTGGTTCACTCATGAAGACACCTTCTTATATTTATTACAGGAAGCAACAAGAGACTTGGCAAACTTCAAGTCAAATTTAGAATTTAAAGCATCATTTATTAATGAGCTTACTTTGTTCTTCGTCAATTTATTCTCTGGAATATATTGAACATGAAGATGAATTCCAAATTTGCCCTTCAGAGCATCTCTTGATTTATCTTTGTTTTTAGTCCATTGAAAATTCACATAATCTGCAGACTTGTCCAGATTCTTATGACTTTTCAAGATGCTCTTTTTAATAGTCTCTTTATAAAGACTGATTAAATAGTTTACTTGAGGAACAGTCACGTCCCCATCTCTTTGAGCTGAAATTTCAGCGTGTGTGTTATCACTCATAATTAAATTCCTCATTAGTGATTTGAAAAAAATCCTCTGTTATGTTTCCACGATCAGAGAACACCTTAATAGCTCTTGGGTCTTTACCCAGTAGAAGCCAAAACTTAAATATATCTTGTGCATGGTTGAGGTCTTCAGCTTCTGAGATTTCATCAGCTTCAACGTCTACCAAGTGATATTGAATTATATTCTTAGTCATTTTTATTATCTCCTAAATAATGATTAATATATATAATAATATCACAAGATGGGCGATTATGATCATTTAATTTAATAAATTGCACATATAAAAATCGCCATACTTTGTAAACTTGAAAGTGTCATACAGTGTCATACATGATCATATCGCCCAGCATAGGTAAATAGCAGAATAAAAATGACGAAGCTGCACAAGATATATAAGGATTTTTTAAGCTTGGGAAGTTTGGCAGACCTTTCAAGCTTAGAAAACACACACAAGAGACTATAAAAAATTTGCCAAGTCTTCCTAGTTTAAAAGACTTTTAAAGCTATTGGGTTATCAACCTTCCATATCGACAGGTTTTACAGGAGCTATCGGGGTAGGCAGGAGACCATAGCCCTCTACCTATATATCTATAGCATGGTTGCACATTTTACAGCAAATACCCCATTAACCAGATAACTATATATCTAGTTTACAACCCGAGACATAAAGACTTTAAAATCTTTATAGTAAATAGATATTATTTTGAGGATAAGTTGAAGGGTAATTAAGGTTGTTTTAGCATGTGAGCAGGTAGCTCTGATATATGCTATAACCCGGGGGGCACTAAAGTTATTATACATCCTCAATTCAGTTTTGTCAATAGTATAGAGAAAAAAACTTCAAAAGCTTGACAAGTTTCTCAGGTAAAGCTATAATAAAGAACATGGCTATATTACCAAGCATTGATAATGCACAAACAAAACGTGAACTTACAGAGAAACAACAGATGTTTTTAGAACAGCTTGTTGAATGTCAGGGTGATGCTAAGAAGGCTGCAGAACTTGCAGGGTATAAAAGCCACTACCATCATGTTGTAAAGACTTTAAAGTCTGAGATACTAGAACTCACTCAAGAGATTTTAGCTAACTCAGCACCTAAAGCAGCTTTTAAGCTTGTAGAGATTATGGATTCTAAAAAACCTATCATTCAAGCCAACAATAAACTTACAGCAGCACAGACTCTTTTAGATAGAGTAGGTGTAACCAAAGTAGACAAAGTAGATGTAACTCACAACATGAACGCAGGTGGGATTTTTTTAATGCCAGATAAAGCCCCATTAGATATTGAAGATGGGGAATATGAGGACATAAGTCCTACTGACTAATGAAGATATTTCTGACTGAGATCGAAGCATACGGTACAACCTTTGCAGGTCCTAACATTGTAGCTTCATCTTATGAGAAAGCAGAGATAGCTGCAGCCCAGAATCATTTGGTTGTAGTCGGAGAGTTAGACAGCATCTATGTAGATGATGAGTTAGAAAAAGAATACTTAAACACAATTCCTAAAGAAGAAGATAGGACAATGCACTAATGTTATTAGAAAGATTACAGTTTAGAAAAGGCGGTAAAGCCACAAAGAAAAAGTCTACGGTTAACAAGGCTGGTAACTACACCAAGCCAAGTATGCGTAAGAGACTTTTCGAGAAGATCAAAGCTGGTACACGTGGTGGTAAAGCCGGGCAATGGTCAGCTCGGAAAGCCCAGCTTTTAGCAAAAGAGTATAAATCAAAAGGTGGAGGATATAAGTAATGTTAAAAAAACCACAAGAGTCTCTTAAAAAATGGAGTGATCAAGACTGGGGTACTAAATCTGGAAAACCTTCTGGTGAAACTGGAGAAAGATATTTACCTAAAAAAGCTAGAGAAGCCTTAAGCGATTCAGAGTATGCAGCTACCACAGCAGCTAAACGAAAAGATAAAGCTGCCGGTAAGCAACACTCAGCTCAACCTAAAAAGATTGCAGAAAAGACTGCTAAGTTTAGAATGGCTAAAGGTGGTAAAGCCGATAGCAGATTAAAACGAGCAGGAGTAAGTGGTTACAACAAACCCAAGCGTACTCCCAATCATCCTAAAAAGTCACACATTGTTGTAGCTAAAGTCGGTGATAAAATTAAAACCATTAGGTTTGGTGAACAAGGAGCTTCAACAGCCGGTAAACCTAAAGCAGGTGAGTCAGCTAAGATGAAAGCTAAACGTAAGTCTTTTAAAGCTAGACACAGAAAGAACATAGCCAAAGGTAAACTCTCAGCAGCTTACTGGGCTAACAAGGTGAAGTGGTAAAGTAATATGGGTAAACAAATAGGCAGTGACGACAAACCAGTTTCATTTAGAAACCACGTCTATAAAAAATCAGACAGCAAAGGAGCTAACCCTAGACCCGGATTTTATACACAAGATTACAGAGATAACTGGGATAGAATATTCGGTAAAAAAAACAAGGAGAAAAACAATGAAAGATAGAATTGAAAAAAGAATTAATAATATTATTGAAACCAATGACCTAACAGACATGCAAGTCTGGAGTGTATGGTGTGGTATAGGTTTTATATCAGCATTTATTATTATGTGGATTATCTAAATGTTTGTCCCAGATAACTATATCAGAAGAACATCTTCAACCATACCTTTTGGTTATGAGTTAGATGAAGACTTTGATGGTTATTTAAAACCCGTGGAAACAGACTTGGCTGTGCTTAAGGAAGTGGCTGAGTCTGTTTTTCACAATGAAATTAGCCTAGGAATAGGTGTTGATTGGCTCGAAGCTGAAACAGGTAAAGGCATGTCAAGACCCGGATTAAAAAAATACGTAGATAAAATATATGGAAGATTGGGAAAAAAATCCTAAAAACTACTTGACAAACCCTGACGGGAGCTATATACTAAAGAAAGACGGTACACCAAAGCGTAAGCCCGGTAGACCTAAGAATAGTGAACTTTCAGATTTGCAATTAGCAGTAAGAGCTAAAAACAAATTAACTAAGAAGTCAAAAAAAGTTCAAAAGCTAACAAGAAGTTTAGCAAGAGTCAAGAAAGAACTTGACACTGAAGAAAAAGTTTTAACATCTAATGTTATCACTAAATCAGAAAGTAAAGCACTTCCTGATCAGATACAAAAACATTTAGATGATACAGGTTCTCATGTGGCTTTTATGCCCAACGAAGGACCTCAAACAGACTTCTTAGCTGCATCCGAAAAAGATGTTCTTTACGGTGGAGCAGCAGGTGGTGGTAAAAGTTTTGCAATGTTAATAGACCCATTGCGATCTTGTCACATACCAGAGC